TTTTCTGATGAAGTATTAACCCAAGATGCTTCATCTCTCCATTGTTGCCATAGTGCAGATAATGCATAGTTACTTAAATTTAATAAATTTTCTGCATTAGTTTGATTTGCAGCATTAACAGCAGAAGTATTTGCAGTGTTAATTTGTCTCCTCCAAGTAACATTAGACTGATCTATAACTCTTTGATTCTCTGTATTAAATCTTTGTCTTTGATCTTCTAATGTTGCATTAAACTGTGAGATAGCTGCATTTCTTTGTGCGTTAGCATCTGCTATTGCCGTAGCATTTTTAGCATTTAACGCTGAAACTTTATTTAACTCAGCACTATTAAACTGATTCATAGCATCAAGTCTTTTTGCATTTTGTTCTTGAATCGTACTATTTAAACTATTATAAAATTGATTAACTTGATTTTGACTTGTTGCATTAAATTGTAGTGCTGCGTTTCTAGCTGCATTATCAGTTAATAATACTTGTTGTCTTGATTGTAAATTTTGTAAATTAGCTTGCTGATTATTAGATAGATTAGCCATATCCATTTGTAGATATGCTTGTGCATTTGTTACAGCAGCTTGTTGGTTATTAGCTAAGTTTTGAAATATAACTTGTTTGTATGTGTTTGCATCAGCTTGTGCTATAGGTATTGATGATTGTAATATACCTTCTGCTAATGCTTCAGCTAACATTGTAGAAGAACCTAATCCTCTAGCTTGCATAGTTGCTTTTGCAGCTTCAGCAGCTCCTCTAGCAAATGCAGGTAATGGTGTACCTTGTTGTAATGATTGTTGTATATCAGTAGAGATATTTTCTAATTGTCCTTGTACTGTTGCTCTAGGATCTAAATTAGCTAATGATTGTGTAGCTGCAGTCATAGGAGCTGTAACAGTTCCCTGTGCTGCCTGCATTTGAGATGCAGTACCAATCGTTGCAGGAGTTACTTGTCCAGCTGTTGCAGGTGTTACTGTAGATACAGCTGTAGGTGTAGCCCCAGTTACCCCAGCAGCAGTGGGTGCAGCAGCAGCCGCACTTTGTGCAGCAACTGTCCCTGTTACACCTGGTGTAGTTAATAATTCATTAGTTTGTACGTTTTGTACTTGAGGTGTAATACTAGTACCTTGAGGTAAACTAGGTTGTGTTAATAAACTATCTATTAAACTAACAGCTTTTTTACTGCTAGTTTGTTGAGTTTGTGAAGGTGTTAATGCACCTGGTTGTAATGTTGTTGCCATTATCTTCCCTGTCGATTATATTTTTTTTGCATTCTTTTTTCTGATTTGTTTAATCTTTTTTTATGTCTTCTTGGTCTTTTTCTAGGTTTTGGTCTTGGTGTAAAATTGAGGAATTTTATTCTTGCCATTATTTTTACAAAATTAATTCAGTTAAACTTCTATTTAATCCTATTGTACCTTTATAAAAAGTATTAAAAGCCAAACTAATTCTAGTATTATTACCTTTTTTTGTAATTACTTCATGTGTTGTTGATGATGGAAACATTATTAACTTTCTTGCTTTTAAAGGATACCACCATGTTTCAGAGTTAAAAAGATGATATTTATTTATTGTTGGTTTAATTTGTTCATAACTTTTTGCATTTACAAATTGAATTCTATCATATTTTTCATCACAATCAAAATATAATACTCCTGATACAACTGAGTTTGGATGTAAATGTCTGTGATGATACTGATTAGTTTCAGTATAATTTAACCAAGATTGAGTAATATAAATTTTAATATTATCACTTGGTGAAATAACTTTTTCTAAATAATCTTCACAACACTTTTGTAAAAATTTTTTTATGTTTTTAAATTCTTTTCTATTTAAAATATAATTATCTTTTGAGGAAGTATTGCCATCATTTGGTACTACTTCTTTTTTTTGATTATAAACAAATTCTAATTCCTGTTTAGTAAAAGGCCTATCTAACTCAGACATATAAATTGGCACTGGAAATATTCCTTGTATTTCAGCTTCTTTCACTAATAACACCAAGATACAAAAGAGTATCTAATTCCTTTTTTAACAGGTTTTACTAAATGGGGATATAAAAATATAGATGGAAAAATTATTAAATCTCCAGCTTTAAATTTTATTTCATAATCATCAAACATTATAAATTCACCACCCTCATAATCATCATTTAAAACACCTACAATACTTAATACTGGAATCCCTCTATGTTTACCAGTAAATAAAGTTAAAATATGATCACAATGTTTAGACATTACTTGATTTTTATTATATCTATTAAATCTAACTTCGCTAAAACCACCCCAACCATTAAAATGATCTCCACCTTTTTTATCAATAACAATATATTTTTCTAATGCTTTCCATATTAATTTATGTATTTCCTTAAAATAAGTTAGATTACTTCCATAACAAACATCAAGTTCGTTATCACCATTTTTAGAAATATCTTCAAAAGTTTTACTGTCTGAATAAGTGTGTTTTTCCCACGTTTTATTATCTGATAATTCTTTTATAGATTTATCTAAAATATTTTTAGGTATCCAATTATCTAAATGTAATATATAATCTTTAAGATTAAGAGACTGTTTTTCTAACATTAATACACCACTATATATTTTTTAAATTAAATCCCAAGTTTGATTATCTTCATTCCACTCATAACGATTTCCATTATCGAGTTCTTCTTGTGTTAATTCAGGTTTAGTAATAGGTGGATCATATAAACAAGTATCTTCATTTAAAGTCCATGAATCGAAAGGTTTTGGTGGAATAAAAGCATCTCTTGTTTGATCATATGTGAAACCTACTCCAGCATAATTTTTTCTAAATGGTGTACCTCCAGATTCATGTACACCCCCTATAGTATTATAAGATGTTTGTTTCCAAACATCTCTTGTTTTATATAAATTATTTAAAAAATCTACTCCAGCTTGTTCTGTAGTTGCAATATCATTTGCTACTACTTCAACTCTTTCGACTTTATTTCCAATTCCTAATTTTGCAAAATGTGCCATTATGCCGTATAACTCCCAGTTGAATTAAATACTAAAACTTTATCTGAACCAACATCTGTAACTGTTGGACTACCAGTTGTAGTTCCTGTGTAATCTGTTGCTGGTACTCTTAAAATTACAACACCACTACCACCATTAGCACCAT